CCGCGTTGACGAGCAGATGAACGAGCGGCTCGCGAACGGGAACGAGGTCCGCATGGGCGTCGAACTGGATGCGAAGACGCGGCGGCCGGTCGCGTATCACGTCCTGACGAACCATCCCGGCGATTACGACTACACCAGCTTCCAGTTGGTCGGCGCGGGCAAATACCTTCGCGTGCCGGCGAGCAAGATGATGCACATCTACAAGCCCGAACGCGCCAATCAGACCCGTGGCGTGCCGTGGTCGGTGGCCGCTATGCCGTCGATGAAGATGTTGCATGGCTATCGCGAGGCGGAACTGGTTGCGGCTCGTGTTGCTGCGTCGAAAATGGGCTTCTTCACGTCGCAAACGGGCGACGGTTTTCAGGCTGACGGGTTCGAGAACACGTTCACGCCGATCTATGAGGCAGAGCCCGGGACATTCCACCAGTTGCCTAACGGGGTGCAGTTTCAGGCATTCGACCCGTCGCATCCGACCAGCGCCTTTGCGGCGTTTGAGAAGTCTATTCTCCGTGGGATCGCGGGTGGATTGGGCGTCAGCTACACGGCGCTGGCGAACGACCTCGAGGGCACCAGCTACTCGTCGATTCGTCAGGGCGCGCTCGAGGAGCGTGATTTCTACAAGACCCTGCATCGGTTTATGATCGAGCATGTCATGGACCCGATTTTCCGGGTCTGGATGGAGCATGTCATGGACCAGGCCCTGATCCCGATCTATGGGCCGGGCAAGTTCGAGAAATTCGCCAACGGCATCTCGTGGCGTGGACGCGGCTTCTCATGGGTCGACCCGCTGAAGGAGATCAATGCGGCGGTGGTCGGCCTGCAAAACGGCATCATCAGCCACACAGACATCGCGGCCAACTATGGCCGTGATGCCGAGGAGACATTCAGCCAGATCCAGCGCGACAAGGAACTTGCCGCTCAGTTCGGACTGTCGATGGCCTATGAGCCTTTCGGCACGAAGGCCCCGATCCAACCGACGGTGGATGGTCAAGATGTACAAGCCGAATGATGGCATGGTCACCGAGGCCCGCCGTGGCCTTGAATGGCGCCGAGAGTTCGGTCGCGGCGGCACCGAAGTCGGCATTGCGCGCGCTCGTGACATCGTGAACGGCCGCAATCTGTCGGAAGACACGGTCAAGCGGATGTACAGCTTCTTCGCGCGCCATGAGGTTGACAAGCAGGCCGAGGGCTTCCGGCCTGGCGAGGATGGCTATCCCAGCAACGGCCGGATCGCGTGGGCGCTTTGGGGCGGTGACAGCGGGTTTTCGTGGTCGAAGAACTTGGTCGAACAGATGGAAAAGGAGGATCGCTCCATGCAGGAAATGCGGCCCTATGCCAACGAACACGCGGCTCGCATTCGCGATCCTGATCTCTTCGATGATTTCCGGCGCGAGAACGATCGCGGCGGGAACGGCGTCGATTTCATCTACGGCATCAAGGATGGCACATCCGAGATCCAAGCGATCCGCTTCGACAAGGATGTCTTCACTGTCGCCGAGGCGCGTGCCTGGCTTGAGCGCAATGAGTTCGAGCCGATCGAATTTGAGCCTGCGATCGGCTCAGATGACCGCTCTATGCAAGATGCCGAGCAATCTGCTATGATTGCCGCCGAGGCAGAGGAAGCAGCCATGAGCGAAGAGATCGAGATCGAGGCCGACACCCGCTATTCGCGCGAGAAGATCGAGACGCGCGCGATGGCGATGGAGGAGGCTGTCGTCGATGGCGACACCCGCCGCGTGAAGATTGCCGTTTCGTCCGAAGAGCCTGTTGAGCGCAGCTTCGGGATGGAAATTCTCGACCACAGCGAAGGCAGCATCGATCTGTCCTTCCTGAAGAGCGGTCGGGCGCCGTTGCTTCTGGATCACGATCCGACGAAGCAGATCGGCGTTGTGGAATCGGTCAGCTTGGATGGCTCGGCGCGTCGACTGCGTGCGACGGTCCGTTTCGGAAGGAACGGGCTTGCCAAAGAGGTGTTCGATGACGTGACTGATGGCATCCGGGGCAACATCTCGGTAGGCTATCAGATCAACAAACTGTCCAAGTCCGGCGAGAAAACGTATCGCGCTGTCTCTTGGATGCCTATGGAAGTTTCCGTTGTCTCGATCCCCGCTGACAGGACAGTCGGCGTTGGTCGCGCTGCGGCAGACGACCTGACCACCCTCACAGTTGAACCCCAAATCAAGGAGGCCAAAATGGCTGAACTGGATCTGGAAGCGGTCAAGGCCGAAGCTGCCCGCACCGCCGCCAAAGACACCGCCGAGATGTACCGTCTCGCGGCGAAGCACAACAAGCGCGACCTCGCCGAGAAGGCTGTCGCGGAAGGCCGCTCGATCGCGGAGTTCCGTGGTATGCTGCTCGACGCCATCGGCGACAAGCCGCTTGAGACCCAAGAGGTCGGCCTGACCCGCAACGAGGTCCGCCGCTTCTCGCTGATGAACGCGATCCGCGCGATGGCGAACCCGACCGATCGTCGGGCGCAGGACGAAGCGCGCTTCGAGTTCGAGGCATCGGCCGCCGCGCAGCGTCTCATCGGCCTTGAGGCTCGCGGCCTCATGGTTCCGGCTGACGTTCTGCGTAGCTGGGGCAAGCGCGACATCAACACCTCGGACGACTCGGGCCTCATCGCCCAGGACTTCCGTGGTGGTGACTTCATCGACGTTCTGCGGAATGCGTCGTCGGTGATGCAGGCTGGCGCCACGATGCTGACGGGCCTCAAGGGCAACGTCGCGATCCCGAAGAAGACGGCGGCCTCGACGGCTGGCTGGATTTCGACGGAAGGCGGCGCTTCGTCTGAGTCGGAGCCGACCTTCGGGCAGGTCACGATGACGCCGAAAACCCTCGGCGCCTTCACCGACATCACCCGTCTGATGATGATGCAGTCCTCGCCTGACATCGAGGCCCTGATCCGCAACGACCTCACCACCGGCATCGCGCTCGCGATCGACGATGGTGCGCTCGAGGGTTCGGGTTCTTCGGGCCAGCCGACCGGCATCAAGAACACCAGCGGCGTGAACAAGCCGTCTTCGTTCGCTGCGGCGACCCCGACCTTCGCCGAGGTCGTGGCCCTCGAGACTGCGGTGGCCGAGGACAACGCGCTTCTTGGCAACCTGTCGTACATCCTCCCTGCCTCGATGTACGGCGCGCTGAAGACGGCTGTGAAGGTGGCTGGTCAGGCCCAGTTCATCGTCGAGCCGGGCGGCACGATCAACGGCTACCGTGCGATCGTGTCGAATCAGGTCACCTCTGGCGACCTGTACTTCGGCAACTTCAGCGACCTGCTCATCGGCATGTACGGCGGCCTCGACATCACCGTCGATCCGTACACCTCGTCGAACACGGGCACGGTTCGCATCGTCGCGCTTCAGACGGTCGATGTGGCTGTCCGTCACGCGGTGTCGTTCGCCTACAACAACGACGGCGTCTGATGGTTGTGAAATGGAATGGGGGCGGTTTCGACCGCCCCCAATCTTACCCGGAGGGGAAAATGCCCTACTTGGTTCTGAAATCCTGCGTGTTTTCTGGCGGTACTCTCAGTGCCGGCGACATCGTGGAGATCGAAAACAGGGAAGCCGCCTCTCTTGTCGCGATGGGCCGCATCCAGAAGCACGATGGCCCCATCGAGCAGCCCGCGCCGGTCGATCGGATGGCGGCGCCGAGATCGAAGCGAGCAAAGTAAAGCGCCATGCCACTGCCGCTGACCTCAGATCTCGCATTCATCTTCAACGCGGATGAGTTCGGCGTGACCGTGACGCGGATCAGGGCGAACTTCTCATCGCAATCGACCTTCACCGGCATCTTCGACAACGAGACGGTGCCGGTGGAGACGGGCGGCTTCGTTCCCGTGCATCAGGAGCAGCCCCGTGTTAGCTGCCGGACATCTGATCTGACGGACCTCGCCGAGGGCGACATCTTTCAGATCTCTGGTGTTGAATATGTCGTGAAAAGCTGGGTGCATGACGGCACCGGCGTGACCGATGTCAGCTTGGAGAAGGTTTGATGTCGCATGTCCGCCGCCAGATCCGCGACAAGGTGGTCACGACGCTGAAGGCGGGCGTGCCGCTTGTTCGCCGCAACGTGATCGCCTCTCGGGTCTATCCGCTGACTGCGGCAAATTTGCCTGCCGTGCTGGTTTACACTCGGTCTGAGGCTTCTGGTCTGCTATCGTTTGGGTCGGTCAAATCATCTGACCGCCGTCTTTCTCTCTCGATCGACATCTATGTGAGGGCGACAGAGACATTCGATGACGATGTGGACGCGATCTGCGTACAGGTTGAAGAGGCGCTTGCCGCGAAATTCACGCTGGATGATCTGGCGAAAGAGACCGTGCTAACCAGCACCGAAATCGACTATAGTGGCGAGGCAGAGCAGCCGGTGGCTGTCGCTCGCTTAACTTACGGCATCCGATATGTTACCACTATCGGAGACGTGGAAACGGCCAAATAGGAGGCATTCGCTATGGCTACTCACGCAGGAAGCGAGGGAACCGTCAAGGTCGGCGCGAACGCCGTTGCCGAGATCCGTTCCTACTCGATCGAACAGACGGCGGACACGCTGGAAGACACGACGATGGGGGATACGGCTCGCACCTATCTGCCGTCGCTCACCACATTCACCGGGACGCTCGATGTCCTCTGGGATGAGACTGACACGACGGGCCAGGGCGCTCTCACGATCGGCGCTTCCGTCACGCTGAACCTCTATCCCGAGGGTTCGGTCTCTGGCGACACCTACCTCAGCGGGACGGCTATCGTCACCGGGCGCAGCATCACCGCGTCCTATGACGGTCTCGTCGAGATGTCGATCAGCGTGCAAGGCACGGGCGCCCTCACCACTTCGACGGTGGCCTAATGACATCTCTGGCTAAACGCATCGCCGCCAAACTTAGCGAACGCGAGAAGCTGCATGTCGATGTTGAGGAGTGGGGCGAGCCGGGTCAGCCGGTTCGCCTTTACTTCGACAAGTTCAACATCCGCGACATGTCCAAGTTGCAGCGCAAGTACAAGGACTTCGCGACCAACCCGACGCTCGACGCGATGGTCGACGCCATCATCTCGAAGGTAGAGGATGAGCAGGGCGAGAAGGTCTTCACGATCGAGGACCGGCCGACGCTCATGGGCGCCGAGGTCAGCACGATCGCGCGCATTTTCGGCGCCATCTTCAGCGGTCCCACCGTTGAGGACATGGAAAAAAACTGAAGGGCGACCCATTCAGGCTCAATGTCATCGCGTTGGCTGACCGGCTCGGGAAGACCATCGCGGAGATTGAGGAAATCTCGGTTGAAGAGTACAATGAGTGGGTCGCATACTTTGGCATAATCGCGGAGCGTCAGAAGCATGGCAAATGACATCAACATCTCGGTTGGCGTTTTTGCCGGTGACGCGCTCCGTGACCTCGCCCGCGTGCAGGGTCAGGTGCAGGCTGTCGGCAACAAGATCAACAGCACCACGCGGGTTCTGAACCAGCACTCGAACGCCTACAACAAGACCGCCGTCGCCACGAACAAGTGGGCGAAGGGCGCGCTTCAACAGACCGGCTACCAGCTTGGCGACTTCTTTGTGCAGGTCACGAACGGGACCAGCGCGATGCAGGCATTCGGCCAGCAGGGTTCGCAGATCTTGGGTGTGTTCGGGCCGGTCGGCGCTTTGCTTGGCGCCGCTGTCGCCATCTTCGCCGCCTTTGGCGTGGCGGCCGAAAGGTCTGGTCAGCATCTTGGGCAATTCGCCGTCTTGCTGGGGTCTTTGCAGGCTCCTGTGATGGCTGTGGTGCAAATGTTCAGGGATCTCGGGCTGTCTTTCGAGGCAGTGTCTAAGTTCATGTTGCACAACATCGACACCGTGATCATCGCCCTCGGGCTGTTTGCGGCGCGCTTCCTGCTCGTGAAGGCGGCGATGGCTGTGTATTCCCTTGCTATGGGCGTTGCCACCGCGCGAACGGCCGCGTTCAAGAATGTCGTCGTGGCGGCCGGCGCTGCGCTGCGACGGTTTCTCCCGATCGCCATCCTGCTTGGCCTGGCGAAGATGATCGAACTGCTCCTGCGGGCCAAGGACGGCGTTGGTGGCTTTGGTAAGGTGTTGGGCCTATTAAAGGATATAGCTGTCGAGGTCATCACAAGGATCGCGACCGGCTTTGCTGCTTTCGGCGATATCTGGGATGCGGTCAGCGCGCGTATTCAGCGCATCTGGCTGATCACGTTGCGCGAAATTCAGCAGCGGTATGCGACATTCCTTCACATCGTGGCGCGATCGATCCCTGAATTGCCGGGGATGGAGGACATGATCCTGAGTGTCGGCAGTGCCGCGATCGAGGCTGGGTCGAAGGTCTACGAGACCAGCGCAGCTATCGACGAGTTGAATCAAAAGGGCGTCGAGTCGGCCAACAA